CAGCTTACCACCAGCCCACCCAATGCCCCTAAACGCCATCATTGCGGCCAGCATGGGTATGATAGGAGCAAGAGCTTTTCCTAGCTCTACGGCGGCATTAGCGAACATTAGAGCAAATTTAGCCATTTCCTTAAACGCGGTAGAATTGGCAATTTCACGGAATAGCTCTTTAACGTTTTCCGTTAATTTCATTATCTGAATAGCAAGAGATTGCTGTGCTTTTTCAGCGTCTTTAGCAAGACTGTCTGTTCCCTGTAGCTGGGCTTTGTATGCAGCCTGAGCGGTGCTGAACTCTTGAATAAGAGGGATTACTTTAGAAACCTGACGGAAACCACCAAGCTGTTCAACAATGGCAGAGAATCTGAGATCTGTTGACTCTAAACCTTGTAGGGCGTTGCTTAATCTTTTAACAGCCTCGTATGGCCCAACAAATTGCCCATTTAAGTTCGTTAGCTCAACGCCAAACTGACGCATAAACTTAATCGTGGTGGGCCTTTGCATACGAGTAAAGATAGTACGAAAACCAGTAGCAATTGTTTCTGCTGTTTCACGGGTTGTAGCACGCACAGAAGTGAACAAAGCAATAAGTTCTTCTACTTCGCCACCAGCAGAACGAAAAGCACCACCAGCACGCTTGATAGCCACACCAATATCGGAAGCTTCAACAGCAAAGTTTGCGGCTACCGTATTGATTTTACTTAGAAGAACTTCTAACTGGCTTGCTTCTAATCTAAACTGCCTCATAGCAGCAACGGCTGTTTCAGCAGTATTGGTGATATTATCGAACGTAGGAGCAAGCTCGGTCTTAGCAAGAGCCTCCATAGCAATTCTAGTGTCATCAACACTAAGGCCCGTTTGCTTTAGAATCAGGCCGATCTTAGCCAAGCCTGCTGAAGACACCCCAAGGGAGGTAGAAAGTCTGGTAATTGATTGCTCAAGACCTTTTAGCTGTTTTGTGGTCAGGCCAGCAACCTGAGCGATTTTGATCATCTCTCGCTCAAACTTGATGGCGTCTTGAATTCCTTGCTCAACAGTATTAGTAAATGCAGAGAAAACTCTACGAGCAAGGTCGTACCTAAGAACGTTTTTCAAGGCAGAGCCAAAAGCCTTGCCCATTCTGTCCGCGCCAGTTTCAGCGCCTTTTGTGCTTTTTTCAACCTGCTTGGTAGCTTTGGCAATTTGGTTTAATTGCTTAACACTCTGCGCCCCTCTCTTAACCTCAACATCGACAGAAACGTTCTGTAAGTCTTTCTGCATCGAGCCAAGAACTTGCTTGACGTTTGTCGGAGCTTGCAGGTTAAGTTGGGCTGTTAATACAAATTTTTCGGCCATTCGGACACCCTAAAAAAAATGGGTATACCGGTAGCTCTCTGCTAACGACACACCCACTTTCCAATGTTTACTATTCGGTTGTTGCCTGTGTTTTCTTTGGTCGTCCTCTTTTTTTGGCGGGGGCTTCTTCAGGCTCCTTTGGGGTTCCCGGCATCGGTTCGCCTTCGCCTAAATCTCCTACCATTTCAGCCAGTTCGTCTTCTTCTGTTTCTTCAGAAGCTTCAGGCTCTTCCGTTTCTTCAGAATCTTCAGACTCTTCTGTTTCTTCAGTATCGTCAGAGGCTTCAACTTTGGCTTCTTTTTTTCCCGGTACTGGAATCGGTTCGCCATTATCATCTAGAAAAGGAGAAAAATCTTCACCAATAACATCTCCCTCTTTATCAATTTTATCGCCTGATCTGCTAATGTAGTAGCTTTCACCATCGTCGTCATAAGCAATGAATCTACCATCCTCATCAATCAATCTTTCGACGCCCTCTTGGTCAATATCAATCAAATGACCATCTTTATTAATAAGGCGCAGTTTCTTATCGGCTAGCTTGTAATCTGTTAGGAATTTGCTTTCTGGAAGATTACTTTCATAGTCTGGGTCTAGGCCATAAAGCTTTTGGGCCAGTTCTCCAGCCGCATCAACCACGTATGGCTCATTAGCATTTTCTTCATATTCTTCTTTAGTAGCAAACAACGGCGACCCGTTATCCTGAAGTAAACAGCGATAGACTAAAAAAGAAAATCTTTCATTATCTGCTTGCCCCTCTGCGGTATTGCCATCCATTGAGCTACGCTCTGAGATTAGGTTCCGAAATTCTCCACGCTTTCTTCTCATGCCAAGGGCTGTTTCTCTAGCTTCAGAAAGAGTAATACCACCCTGTTTCAATTCTTTCTCTCCATCGCTAATTGAATTCATTACATCCTTGTATTGCTTTTCTTTTTCATCGTCCCAAACACCTTGCTCTTCTAGGACGTTACTAAGCTTTTGTCTTAAAACCGCCCCAGATTGTAAAGCGTCTCTAAAGGCTTGGTTATAAGCCAGTTGAGCTTCTTTATTTATTCTAGTGTCTGGAATCTTTATGTAGACAATTTTCTTCTTACCGTCTAAGTCTTCAGACTCAATTTTAATCCGGTTTTTCTTATTCTTCGCCATCTTCTTCTCCTTTTTCCATTGATGTAGTAGGCTTAACAGGTAAAGTAATCTGATATCGTAGCCAGTTAATATCATAGCTGGCAAATTCTGCCTCTAAGTTTCTGGCCTGATTATTTCCCCTGTCAAGTATTTCCGATCTCACTTCTTCATATATCTGTTTAAGGTGTTCTTGCTCAGGAGTCAATTCTTCTGAACTTTCATGCCCCCACAAAAAACCAAGATATTTTTCTACAGTGCTTAATGCACCAATCATGGTTGTCTGTATCTTTTTCTTTGATATCTTTAGAAGCCTTTCTTTTGATACCTCCTTGTATTTGCTAGACCTATCGGTTTTATATTGATCCGACTTTCTTACTAATTCAGCATATGATTCATCCATTATGCCCTCCCATTATCCGAATTTTTGACTCGCTTCATTTATTACTCTCATTTTAACGTCCGTAAATTTTTCATACTTTATTCCGTCTTCGCCAGCTTCTTTTACTTGGTTCATCCTAGATTTAACTGTCATTTTGGATTCGCCCTCATTTAGGGCGTATATAGCATCGGTCTCTTCTTTACTTCTAGATACAAGATAAACTTCGTCTGCCTTTTCGTGTGCGCTTTCAAATCCTTCTAGCTGTTTTTTGCTTTTGTCTTTTTCTGATTCTCTTCTTTGTGCTACTAACCACCCATCAAGAGCATCATTATCTTCTATGACTTCACGTTTTGGGGATTCATAAGCTTCTGCTACATTTTCATATAAACCAGTCCAGCTAACTATTTCGTCTTGATCCTTTGTAAGCTCAAAAACGTGTTTTCTAAAAATCTTTTCTGCGTTTTTTCCTGAATTTCTCCAAATGCTAACCCAAGGGTCTGTTCTAGACATCTCTCTTAAATATATTGTGTCTATGTCGCATTCATTGTTTAATCTTAATACCGTCGTTATATCTAGTTCCTCAAATAAATATGAGGTTCCATCTGGGTGTGTTGTTGTGTTTTCAATTATCCAGTTCCATCTGGCGTATGTTGCTAACCCTTCGCAGTCTAAGTGATCATTTCCATGTTTTTGTTGGTATAGTGTTCCTTGTTCTTTTTCCAATTCCCTAAGTTCTGATCTTATTCTTTCTCTTTTTACTGGCACTAAAAAATCATTATAAATAGCTAATTTTAAATCTTCTATTTTTTTAGTGTTTCTTGTTAGCCTACCTTCTTCTTCTTCTGACCAAACTCCCTGATCAACCATCAATTGACGCATTTCTTTTCTGGCAAAAACACCAGAAAATAAAGCCTCTTCATAAGAATCCCTAAAAACCTTTTGTGCGATATAGTTTTGCTCAATGGTTAATGGATGTATGTGTAAAACCAAATCGCCAATTTCTACAATTTTTTTATCAAGTAATAGTCGTGACAAAAAAAATTCCCGCTCATAAAGTTCCATAACTTTATACGGGAAGTGTAGTTTTCCCGTTCCCTAAGTCCATTATCTAAAGTCAGTTCATTCACTTGCCTATCCCAAAAAGTGGCTATCGCTATGTGAACTGACATAAGGGGGCTGGCTTCCCAGCCCCCTAGTTATCAGTAAAATTCTTAATTCAAACCAGCAGCACCAGAATAGGTGTAATCAAGCTTATTAAAGTTACGGAATGAATACGTTATGCTGGCGTTTCCACCACCCGTATCAATGCCGTTCCATGTAACAGATTGCATTCTGTTCTTACTGCCTAAATTAAAGGTGTGAATAGCAGAAGAAGCACCGCCTGATGCAATATCGCCCACGGCAACATCCCCGACGTTAAACGCGATAGATTGAGCAGTGGTATTGTTTGCATTTGGCAAAGCGTCTGTAGCCATGTCAGTAATATCAGTAACAATAGCTTCAATTTCACAAGAAACTTCAACTGGGAAGGTGACGAATCTGTGATAAGGAAGTCTTGTGCCAAGGGCATTAATTTCTTCACGCCCAAAGTCAACACTAACATTAATACTTTGAATAGCCTTTTCTGCCGTAGTAAGATCGGAGATTGGTGCTGGGGTTGAGGTCATCCAGATATGCTGTCTCTTTGAAACCAATCCGGCTGTTGGATCATCTCCAGCAATAACCGTCGCGTCAGTAGGCAAGCCCGCTATGGAGGCTCCGGGTGCAGCCGCCCACTTTTTATGATTACCAACCAAAGTAGTAGATTCAGTGAAATTACCATCAACGCCAAAAGTAAACGATGCACTAGAACAAAACATTCCAGAACACCAAACAGCGGCGAGTGGGTCATTATCACCAGCAACATCATCTGTGGTTTCATTATTGACACTAAAAACAATATCACATTTATTGTTTTGATCACCTGCAATTGTAATAGCAGTAGGCGTACCTACATCCATTGTGCGACCATACATGCAATTAAATTGATCCAGAACCCTTTCAACAGAAATTTCTACATCTGGAACTTCTTCAAGATCTTGATAGATTTCTAGCTGACCGAGTTGAAAAATTTGTTCTAAGTTAAAATTTGTGGTGATGCCTACACTTTGAACGCCGGGAACAAATTGCGCATTACTAATTGTTTCGCCGGTGCCTTCTGCGGCCACGCCAAGGGCTTCAACTGCCCAGTATGTTCTTTTATTAGCCATTTATGTCTCTCCTAAAAGGAAAAAGTTTATCTTTCTAACATATTATACACCAATTGAGATAATTAGTTAGGTAATTACCTCGGTATTCATTCTCACTACTCCGTGATATAAATTTGGTGAAATTTCTTCAGAACGTTGAACATTTGCCGTAGTGATGTGCAATGTTTTACCATGACTATCTGAAAGTGTTTCACCATACTTAAATCCTCCATGTAAGATTCCACTAGACTGTAACAACAAGGGGTATATCTGTGACGCATGGGGATGCTCCACTACATTACTATATGTCATACCCCTGTAATCCAGCGGAAAAGCGTTGTTCCTTCCAATCATATCACTATCAAACATACTTATGGTATTTTCTTGTTGAAAAGACACTATATCTAACAGCTTATCTCTATCGTAATCATCTTCTGCCAAAACATGAAATAACACATCAGTGTTAACATAATGAGCTAACGACCCTAAAGAATAGGGTTCAGAATCTCTTCTTTTGACAACCTCAATTGCCATTGCGGGTAATTGGAGTCTAGTTTCTGCTAATTGTGACCAATCACCAGAAGCCTCTAGGGTAAAATCACCATCCGCGCGTTCTGATCTATATTGAACCTCTCGAAAAAAGTCTTCGTTTGATTTTGTTACTTTAGTCCATTTATAGCTAAACTCAGCGGTTACTGTGCTGGTTGTGCTAATCGCGCTATCAAAGACCACCCTGCCATTTGGATAATCAACATGGTGTTTATAAGTACCAACACCAGAAGTTGGTTGAAATGCACCACCAACAAACACCCCCGAAATGCCGGGAGAATGTATTGAATTGGGGTAGTCGGTTGAATCTGGCTTTAGCTTTGTTAAGGTCTTAGGTTGAGCAGTTGTTGACACGCCACTTTGCCAAACCCAATTAGATCTAAAACCTTCCCACACTTGACCTTTTGTGTATCTGGGATCATCTACCAGCCTGAGCTTGTGTTTGTCTCCCCCAAACTGACCGGATGTTGGTATCTCAACATTAAAAAAACCACCAGCGTCTATAAGACCCCAGTCAAAAAGTTCAATTAAGTTGTCTTGTATTATTGAGGAAACTGTGCTGTCACCAACATTGCCTATTTTTTTTAGCCATTTAGTCATCTTAATTCCAGTTTTTCTTTATTGTCTTTTCGATGATTCTTTGCATCTTTGCTCGCACGCTCTTTTCGCCTAATGCCCTGCTAATAAAATTGTCACTTACTGTACCTGAAAACTGAGAATCTATTTTCCAAGCCCCGCCCTTTTCCATACGTCCTCCCCCAGTTCTTCCTCGGCCCGCTTTGGGTTCAAAGTGAAATCTTCCCACAATGATTGTGTCGCCCCTCGTTAGTAGCCACTCTAACCATTCGAGGGTAACAAGCTCTTTGCTTCTCTTGGAAAAATAATCAACGGTAGAACCAGAAATGGATAATACATTTGCAAAATTTGTTGGCTGAATATTTACACTAAGACCGCCAATACCCTTTCCTTTTGGCTCTTGAATTTCCACAAAAACAGACCTGCTAACAGCCCTTGCTATGTCTTCTGAAGCGTTACTACTTTGGCTTGATGACAGCCCTAATTCATGACGTAATGTTCCACTTCTAAGTTGGTCTAGTTCCATGCAATTATAAACTGCGGAATAAACTAAGTCCGAAAAACCATTTTCAATTGTCTTAAGCGATTTTTTAAGCGTTGCTGCAAGAGCCTTCTTCAAAGCAGATAAAATAAACTTTTCAAATTCCTCTGGTTTAGCAGTAAGTTCAACCCAAAGTTTTCCAGCCATTAGATCCTCTCCCAAAATATAACAATATATTGTGTTGGGTTTTGTTTAAAGCCTTGGCTATATGGCTCAGAAATTCTGCTATATCTACCTTGATTATGACTTCCCACATCTACCAATAGCTCTTTAGCTTTAGTTAGTTTTGCGTAGTCGTCCATATATCCAACCGTTTGTATTACGTTGTTGGGTATGTCCACGTTAATACCAACGTCAATAAAATCTCTCCTTCTGTAATATATTCTTAACTCAACAGACTCGGTGCTTTCTACATTCTTAAAACCTTCGCCCCCACAAAGTGGGCAGGTTGACCCCCTGCTAAAGGGGATAGGGCCACCAGTTACATAAGTATTTGTAGACCTTCCCCCAAAAGTGTTAGTAACACAATTTTCACACGTTTGTCTTCTTTCTGGATATACCACATTGCATGTTCGGTTGAATAGAAGAATAGCTTCATTCAACTTTGTGAACGCACTTGCGGGTAAATTAAGAGCCATTTTGATTACCTAATAATATTAACTAGTGTAATAAGTCTTATCATCAAATCTAGCTGTCCACTTTGTATCCAAGCCAGTAACAAGACTTGCGTCATTCACGCCAGACTCATATGTTCCACCAGTAAAGCTTACTACAGTACAATTACTCAAACCTTCAGTAATAGTAGTATTGCCTCTAATTCCGGGTTTCAGTTGGGTTAAAGTCAAAACGCCAGCTAGGTCATCAGCGACAGCAATTGATCCATTGTGACCAGCGGCGTTATCAATACAAAGCTTTAAAGCTGTGGCGGCGGCGTTCTTGTCAGTCTTAATAAACTGAAGACTTCCTGCGGCGGTTGCATCTTTAGCCGTGTACGTTTTAGAAACGCCATCGGCATCAATGATTACAATGGTTTCATCGGCGGTCGCGGCACCAGTAAAGGTGACAGTTGCCGTAGCAGCTTCGCCACCAGCCCTTATTCTATAGTTAGTTCCAATTGCGTCGGTTTTAGCACCCTTTGGTGCGCCAACAATAACGCTACCATTTCTTGAGGCAGCATCTGCGGTTAATCTTACGTTTGTAGCTACATCAGCCATTTTTTATCTCCTTATTAGGATTCTAGTGTTGTTATTCTTGCTTTAGCTGCATCAAGTTCAGCCTTAAGCTCTTTGATAGCGGAAACTAAGTAAACATTAATCATATGAGAGTCGAGGGTTTTAACGTTTTCAACTAAAAGTTCGTCAGTGTCGCGATCCAATATATCTTGACCGCTTTCCGTCACGGCTTCGGGGAATTCAACTTCCACTTCTTGAGCGATAAAGTTGTAATAGTACGTGTCCGATTCTACGCCATCATGACAATGGCAGTAGTCATCTATGTACTTAAATTTAACAGGTCTTAAGGAATCAATCTTATCTAGACCACCAGTAATGGTTGAAACGTCGGTCTTAACCCTTTCGTCAGAATCAACATTCCAAACAGAACTAACAGGCTTTGCAGCAGAATTACTGCTCAACTGAAGTTCATAGGTTGGCACTATGTTAATACCAACCTTTCCATCGTCAGTAACTCTAATTCCCTCATCTCCACCATCATTACTAATATACTTGTCGTTGAGGGCTATATTGCCGTGGTAGGTTGTTTTATCAGATCGGATAATAAAGTCTGAAATATTAGAAGTGTCACTATCAAATCTACTAATTACTAATTTAGCGCCAGTATCCGCAGCGCTGGTTCCGGCTTGTATATAAGCTGAGTCAGTTGTACTTCTAGAACCAAGCAGCCTGAGCGCTGAATACGTGGCATTGTTGCCAACCATCATTGACGCATCATTACCACTTACGTGGAAATAGTTTGTTCCGGCAGCAAAATTGTCATAAGGTGCAGCAGTATTAATACCAACGCGACCCTCACGATCAATAGTCAGGTGGCTAGGAACAAACGACCCAGAATTATTTATCTTTAATACGTCTTCTGTGTCATCACCAATATATGCCTTATAGCCAATGGTAGACCAGTTTCCAATCAAAGGATCTCCACTTCCAGAAGTGTTAGAGCCGATATAGATTGCAGATTGGCTACCTATTGGTGTCTCCAAGGCTGTGGTGGCTGCTCCGCTAGCGTACACATGTGTGTTAAATAAAGGTCGCCAGTCTGTTCGTCGAACCCCAGAGCTTGCAAACCCTATGTTATTGTTTGTGGAATCTAGTACGAGTTGGTTATGTCTTGTTATTCCAGCGGATCTTGTCTCTACGATTTGTTGTTTTGTGGAACTGTTCCATCTAAAGCGAGCAAAATTAGAGATGTCAGTATTTGTGTTTCCAGAACCAATGAACAATTCCGCATTTCCGTATTGTGCGCCAACAACCAAAGCTCGATCACCGCTTGCTACAGTGTGCTTGCCAATGTCATCTCCAACCACAAATTGTTCTTTTGGATAAAGCGAACCCACTGAGGCTTTGCCTCCGCTAGTAACAACAAACAGCGCCTCTCCGAAATTAACCCTGTGTTTTCTATCATCGTCATACCCGATAAAGAACCTAGCAGCCCCGCTAGCGTTTGTGTCTACGCCCAACCCAAAGGTAGCTAGCAAGTTATTCTGAACGGTGGGTTCGCCGCCCTTGTATTTAGATATGATTACATCTGCGGTATTGGTTAAAGAGCTTTGAAGATCAAGTCTCAAAGCATTACCAGACGCTCTAACATGTAGTGGTTCAGAAGGATATTCGTGGCCTATTCCGAATTTGCCGTCAGTATCGACAGCAAATCTTTTTGTTAGGGTGTTTGTTCTGGCATCAAGGTGACCAAAGTTCATATTGGTTCCGCTACCAGCAGCCAAAAGGTTGGGGCTAGTGCGAACATAAATAGCCACCCCAGATTCTGGATGAGAACGATCTATTCTAATTGGCGGGTTTACTCCGCTACCATAGATATGAACTTGACCATCTGGCTTAAGGGAAACCCTCTTTTGTTTTCCCACCCCGCCAATAGCTACCCCAGAATTAGAAGTGTAAAAATTGATGCCACCATCTTCTTTGTTTGTGGTGTCATCGCCAGAAACAAATTCAATACTAGAAACACTATTGCCATCCCACTGAGAATGGATCATATTAAGGGGACTATTTGCGGTCGTTACTCCACTATCTCTAATGTCAAGAGAATACTTGTAGTAATTGTCACTTCCACTGGCAATAATAGGGGTAACAGAATCAACAATATGTAACATGCTGTTTCTAATAGTTTTAGCTGTAATAGCACCAGTATCGTTATCAGCTAGATCAATTTCTAGCTTGCTTTTTAAATCTGCTTTTTTATATTCGGCCATTATTCAAACCATCCTGCCCTGTTAGATAAATGTGTTCTTGCTACAGCATCACTTCCCGGTGCGTAAGGCCCAAGTATAGCTTGGCCAACAACACCATTGAGCTTGTACTGCATTATGGCCTCTTCGTATCTTTTATTAATATCATCAAACAAAATTTTAAGACCAGCAACAATACCCCTTAAGTCAAGAGCAGACGGCCCATCTCTTAAAGAAATAGCATTAAGTGAATGTGTTTTAAGCTCACTACCCAAAAGCATTTGCGAAGTTTTTAACGAAACTAAATTAATAAAAGAGTCGTCTTTGTTTGATGAGTCTGTTGGGTCTGGAGAAAGAGAAACAGAATCCACATCAATTGTGTATGTGTTCTCGAAATCAATTTCTAAAGACGCTAACTGTGCAGAAACCAAAACGGCCTCTTCTAGTCGAGAGTCGGTGAAGATATAACTGCTTGAATCTAAATCGTTCACTAGGTGACGAACTATAAGTGTCATTTCATTTTGCCAAGGCATTTTCGTCTCCTATAAATTTCTATGAACTTTAAAACTGGTTATATCCGTATAAAAAGTTCCGTCTGATATAATTACTTTGCCCTGTAGTTTATACGAGCCTGCCTCATCTAGGTCGTCGGCCACGGTGGTGTAATATATCTTTCCATCAGTACCGTCGCTGTTAAAAGACGCGGTTGTTGTCAGCTTAGATCCAGATGGCTTTTTTATAATTATTTGCTTTGTGCTTGCGCTAGAAACATCTACGGCACTAGAACCATCTGTAATAGTCACTAAGAACTTTGTTCCTATATCACTTAAATGTATTTCGTTTGCTGGCATGGCTATCTTTCTTTAACAAGTGTTTTTTCTACAACCTTGTCTATATATCCCGTAACTCCGCTTGTTTTGTCGATGTTAGAGGTTATGCTAAGTTGCTTATCAATATAACCTGTAAAATCCTTTGTCTTACTTATGTATCCATTTAGGCTGCGTAGCCTGTCTACATAAAGCGTAAGCGCAATAATATCCGGCTGGTCGTATTCCGTTGAAAGTCTTGGTTGCAACCTAGCAATAGAGCTAAGATTAATAGACCCTCCATGTAATAATACACTATTTCCAGACAAAGATCCTATACTTTGTAAAGTAGAGAATACCCCATGCTGAAAAGATGGTGATGTCGCCATACTTGCGTTTACTGATAGCGAAAGGCTATGTGAGACCCTGTCTACTACGCCGTTGGCAATTAAAGTTGCACGACCAGCTAAGTGATTTTGCGACAGAAAAGGACTACCAGAAACTTGTGACCCACGAACAAAACCTTGACTAAACCCTGAAGTAAACGCCCCTAAATTGCTAAGATGGGCTTGTCCAAGTTTTTCAAGAACGCCAGCAGAAGAAACTGATGCAGAACCACCAGCATTTGTATCTACGTGTATTATTCTGGTTGGAACGCCAGACACTGTTGCGCTACAAGACAGTCCTCCAGCAAGAACCACAGTTCCTACTAGTTTACCAGAGACTGTACTAGTATCAGCTAATAAACTAGCGGCACTTATATGGGCTATCCCAACGTTTAGAGTTGTTCCAGAAGCAGAAAGTGTAGCAGTTCCAAGCTTGGTTAATGTCCCGCTACCAGAAACGGTAGCTAATCCAGAGAGTGTAGCTCCTGTCGATAAAGGTTGTGGATGCGCAGCTATGGTAACAGAAGAAGATAAAGGCGCGGTTCCAAGCTTAGTTAATTCTCCAGCGGCTGAAACAGTACCAGATGTTGGTAGCGAACCAGTTCCTAGTTTAGTTAGCTCTCCATCAGCAGAAACGGTTGCCGTACCGCTTAATGCAGACACGCCTTTTATTGTAATCGCTGGGGTCGCTACTACCGTACCAGACGCAGACGTAGAGGTGCTTGCCACCATCACCATTACAGACGTAGCAGACTGCGTGGCGGTAGCTGACGCGGTAGACGCCGCCACCATAGTGAGAAGGCCAGAACCAGACACAGACCCAGTATCAGCCAATAAACTAGCGGCGGCTATATTTAGTGCGCCAACGTTAAGGGTCGTTCCGGCAGCAGATATGCTTGAAGCAACATTTATTTCTAGCGAAGGATCGCTAGATACTGACGCAGATGCATTAAGGGTTGCTGTACCTGTATGCGTAACAGCCCCCACCGCAGGCAGGGTGGAAAGGGGCAGTTCACTTATTGCTCCAAAACCAAACATGGCTTACCCCCTAATCAACAAACAATAAAAAAGCTTCACTGGTAGCAGCCCCCTCGGACGCTTCCGTATAATCTATCACTAACTTAACTGCGTCCGCTCCGCTGCTTACTTCGTGAGCTTTTATATCCAGTACCCAAGAATCCATCATATCTGCATCTGTTGGGTTATATAAAAGGATGGTAATATTATTGCTACTAGCATCCCAACCGGCAGTATTAATGACTTCATCTATGACATCGGTAAAGTCGGCAGAGTCGAGAAAGCTGGTGGAACTAGATGTTGACAGATTCCACGTCGCATAATCGGTTGTCATGCTGCCTTGAGCGCCCGACAGGTTGCCATCGCTGGCAATAGCTGCCGAGCTAGCAGAGCGAGCATCAGCATATATTCTGCACGACTTACTGCTGTAAGAGTAGCTAGCGCCCAGCTTGTACTGAAGTTTAGCCGAATTAATGGTAGCGCTCGCCGGTATGTCTACATCCAAGAATCGGAAGTAGCAAGTTGTGGAGGTGGCCTCCATTCCGCTGTTTTCCGACCCTAAGTAGACCGAGTTGCCGTTGTTGACGAAGCTCCAATCCGACAGTCCTTCATCCCATGTTCTGTGGCCGTCGTCTCCATTGGCTTCTACCTGTACGGTTAATACTGTCATTATTTTTCCTAGTTAGTAGTTTCCGCAATATTTTGACCTATTACATAACCATCAAAATGACCTTCTGCCCGCACTATAAATCCATAAGTGTCTGCCTTATCATTTGTAGCTGTCATTGTGGGCGCGGTTCCTCCGGGCCAACTAACCGTAACAGCCGCTGGGCTTCCACCGCCATCAGCGTCGTGTGTTACGGCGCTATAAACGATGCTATAATTTGCGCCTGATGGCTGTTCAAATCTAATGATAAATCTTTGACCAACCGAACCATTGGTAAAATCTATATCTGTTACGTTTGCCCCTAAAGTTATTTCAAAGTAATTACTGGTACTTAGGTCTATTACTACGGTAGCATCTTCGGTAGCACTTGTGATGGCCTGATTAATAGAACCACCGATAGTTATCTTGCCAGTAGTAGTTATCGTGTCTATATAGGCGTCTTTCCATCGAACTCCGGTGGTTCCTAAATCAACGTCGCTGTCAGATTGTGGGCCGAAAATATTATCCGCAAGGTAAACCTGTTCTACATTAGCGGCATAGAAATGAATCTCATCGGCTGTCTCAAAATCAATCTTTGTTTGGTCATCTTCGCCAATCTTGATATCGGTAGCCAAGAGAGAGGTGATTACAGTTTGTGCGGCGTCTACATTCAGAGTCACACCACCAGAGGCTCCACCTCCGTTAAGCCCAGTTCCAGCAGTTACTCCTGTAATATCACCACTACCGCCACCAGCAGCAGCCCAAGCAATATCAGTACCATCAGAGGTTAATACATAAGTATCAGCCCCAATAGCTAAAGCAGCAGGATCTCCACTGGCATCTCCGATAATTATGCTACCTCTAGTGATACCCGCCATCTTACCAAGAGTTACTTGATCATCAGCTATATGCGCTGTGTCAATCGACCCAGCAGCGTAGTGTTCACTATCAATTGCGTCGTCTACAATATGCTGCGAATCTATTTTATCGTTACCAATTGCTACTACGCCAGCATTTGTCATTGTGACATCGCCTGACAAGGCTGCTGCTGTAAATCCTGTGCCGTCACCAATAAGAATTTGAGTAGTTGTTAAAGCTATTTCTGATAGTACACCTGAACTGTTTGCGTTTCTTCCCAATATAGAATTGGCGGCTACGTCCTGAATGTGAACAAAATCAATAGAACCGTCTACATAATGTTGCGAGTCTATTTTGTCATCACCAATTGTTACCACGCCAGCGTTTGTCATTGTAACGTCGCCCGACAAAGCCGCCGCCGTAAACCCTGTGCCATCACCAATAAGAAGTTGGGTGGTTGCTAAGGCTATTTCTGATAGCACGCCTGAACTATTAGCGTTTCTTCCTAATACAGAATTAGCAGCAATGTCTTGAATGTGAACAAAATCTATTGAGCCATCTGCGTAGTGTTCACTGTCAATGGCGTCGTCTGCAATATGCGCGTTATCAATGCTACCATCGGTATAATGCTCTGAATCAACAGCGTCGTCAGCGAGTTTAGTGCCATCAATAGCATCAGCCGCAATTTTACCAGTAGTTACTTGCAAGTTTCCTATATGTGCCGTGTCTATTGATCCATCAGCATAATGCTCGCTATCAATTGCATCATCTGCAATATGTGCGTTGTCGATACTTCCATCCGTGTAATGTTCGCTGTCTACAGCATTATCAGCTAGTTTTGTTCCGTCAATAGCGTCTGCTGCTATCTTACCAGTTGTGACCTGTAGATTACCTATGTGAGCAGTATCAATAGAGCCGTCTGCGTAGTGTTCACTATCAATTGCATCGTCAGCTATATGGGCGTTATCAATACTGCCATCGGCGTAATGTTGTGAGTCTATGGCGTCATCAGCAATATATCCACCGGCTATTTTAGTACCTTCCCAAACTCCAGTGGCAATAGTTCCAAGTATTGTAATTCCACTACTTCCACCGATATCAAGAACGGCGGGGTCGCCGCTTCCATCACCTATAAGAATTTCTCCATCTGCTAACACAGCAGTCGCAGTAACAGCGCCTGTGCCAGAACCCAACAAAACCCCACCATCGGTAAGAGACACGGCCCCAGTACCACCATCAGCAACAGCAAGAGTGCCGGTTATGGAACTTGCGCCTAAATCTACGGCAACTTCTGTACTTTCTATTACCAACCCACCGTTAGCTTTTAAGTCTGTAGAAAATTCAGTGCCAGCAAGATCTAACCCGTCGCCAGCCGTGTATGCCGTGTCTGCATTAGCATTGATGGTTAAAGTGTCGCCACTCATCACTGTAGTACATCGGGTTCCACCAGCAATCGTTAGGGTGTCACCGGGAGTCATGCCTGTTGAGCCACTATCACCCGCCACTGTCGTATCTGGAGGAGGTTGCCAGCTAGAAGTACCATCACCATCTTCTCGAAGAAATTTGGTTCCACCGGTTTCTCCTGTAGACTTCGTTCCAGTACCTTCGACGCTGGGGGTTTGCCAACTAGAAGTACCATCGCCGTCTTCTCGAAGAAATTTAGTTCCACCGGTTTCTCCTGTGGACTTTGTTCCAGTGCCTTCGACGTTAGAATTAAGCAGCGTTGAAATACTAGATAATCCTGTTCCACCATTACTAACACTCAAGGCTGATCCTAGAGTTAAACTCCCAGCCACTGTTAAGTTTCCATCATCATGTATACGAAGAGATTCTGTGGCGGTGTCTCCATTCAACATGGTATAAAAAACCATATCTATATCTTCATTTGTTGAGTCTCCATCGGTGACTACCGCTTCGACCCTAGCTCCTGTTTCAACGTTGCCCACGGCGGTTTCTACGGCAAAACCCATACCACAACCCAGTCCAGCAGCGGGAGTGCCAGTAGACTGAGACTTAAGAATCAAGACATCTGTAACACTATCAGTTGCAGAGCTTGCCTTATCAATTGTTTGAACATTATCTCTAGTGTCGGGAGAGGAGATTGTTAATGAGCTACCGTCAAAAGTAGCGTCAACGTTTGTTCCACCAGAAATATCTGCTCGTTTAACAAATTGACTAATTGTATTATTATAATTGTCTAAATCATCATCGACTACAAAATCCATCGCGTTTGCGCCGTCTTGATATGTAACATTAATACGGGTTCTTGTTCCAGCGGTTAAACACCCCCCAATAACATCTTGAATGGTTTCAGTTGCCGCAGGGTCAGAAGCTATGGTAATTGCCCCATCCGCATTTGTAATTGTTATATTGTCGCCTTCTGTCAACGTGGCAACCGCTGGGCCGCTAGATCCACCTATTAATAATTGCCCATTAGTAGACATAGTTACAGCAGCTAAAGTGTCATCACCAGAATCTTGAGTGATAATAACCGCTTTATCAGCAAAGGATGTCGCATTGGTGCCGCCATATGCAACGGCAATCTTCGTGCCTTCCCAAACGCCAGTGGCAATAGTGCCTAACCCCGTAACGTGAGTTTGAGAAGCGTCTGTGCTTATTGAGTGAGCAATAGTCTCTCCGGTAGTTGCTCCGGTTGACGTAATACCAGTTCCACCAGTAAGGGTTGCTACATAATTGCCAGTTGTATGAGTTCCAAGAGTTATAAGATCATTTAAAGTAGTGGCCCCTGTTCCGCCGCGAGCCACTGATAAAGTTCCAGTTGTTCCAGCCACTATTGGTAACCCAGTTGCGTCAGCTAAATTGAATGCTGGAGTAGCATCGCTTGCACCCAAATCGACTTCAACCCCTCCATAACTCACGGAGTCATTGGCTAGCATGGCATTGGAAACACTTGTCCAAGAAGCGTCGGTTCCATCACTCGTAAGAGCCTTATTAGCCGCCCCAACAGCTAAGTATGCGGGATCTCCGCTTGCGTCACCATGTATAATGCTGCCCCTTGTTATGCCTGCCATTTTAGCAAGCGTAACAGCGTTGTCCGCTATCATAGCGGTGGCTACTGTGTCCCACGTCGCATCCGTTCCGTCAGACTGGAGTACGGTGTTGGCTGAACCAACAGCTAAGTATGCGGGATCTCCACTTGCATCGCCATAGATAATACTACCTCTTGTTATGCCTGCCATCTTAGCAAGAGTAATTCCATTATCTTTTACTCGTAAAGCGTCCGAATCGGTTTCGATTGTGGAATCATCAACATTGACAGCTAACACAGAATTAGCAGCCACTAGACCATCGCCAGCAAATAGTGTTGCTAAATCAGCAAGCCCTTCTTTTGCCGCTGTTCCAGTTACACCACCATCTAAGAAAAGAATATAATCGCCATCTGCAAGAACAGCTTCGGTGGCTTCGGATAAATCAACATCAATAGTAGGAGTAGCAGTTTCGCCACTATTGTTCTGTAGATCAATTAAGGCTCCAGCAGTTAAACTTGCTACATAGCTCCCTGTGGTATGTGTGCCAAGGGTTATAAGATTATTTAGAGTGGTAGCTCCAGTACCCCCATCTGCAATAGCAAGTGTTCCAGTTATACTGCTTGCCGCAAGATCTACAGCAACCTCTGTGGATTCAATCACTAAGCCGCCGTTGGCTTTAAGATCAGTAGAGAATGTAGTGCCGCTTAGATCAAGCCCATCTCCAGCAGAATATGTAGTGCCTGTCGCAGAAAGAGTATCTCCAGTAAGCGTAATACCAGCACCAGCAACTAGGTTAGTATCGCTGCTGATATCAACAGTATGGGATAGGTTGCCACTAGCATCGAGATATACAGCCTTGTCCGCAGGATAAGTTGCAAAAACTGTATGCGTACCGGAAGTAAGCTCTAGCTTAGAACCAGTGCTACTAGCAAGAAGAGTGGTGCGGGCAAGGGTATCTGGGGAACCGGCATTGTCGGTTACAGTACCAATACCCACCTCCCACGCCGAACCATTAGCATCTTCAATGGCGTAGAAGGTTGTATTAGTAGTACCTATAGCGGCAGCAAAGGTTTTAAAACCAGTTGCAGCACCAGCAAGATCAATTGTACCATCACCGGTAGTAGTGGTAGTTTCTTTTACTCTGTCTTTAACTACTAGAGCCATAACTCACCCCTTAATTAAGAAAGGTGATTATGCAAATGTAATATCTAAATCACCAGCGTTGAACTTAAAAACATCGCCATTTTTAACGTCTCTGGCTGTAGTCAAAGAGCCATGCAGTAAAACATTACCAGCACTTGCTGCGTCTGCAACAATTACACCAGACACATTTCCCCAATCAGCGCTGGCTGTTGCAAAAGTAATTGCGCTAGTGTTTTGTGTTGCTCCATCACTAGGAGCATCCCATGCCGTTACTTGAATTCTTGCATATGAACCACCACTAGCTTCTTGTGTGAGGGTTCCAGCTTCAAGTTTTGTAGCTTCATAAAATTTAATAAGACCCACATATACACTAGTTCCGGGTGTAGTAAATGCAGTGTTTCTCAAAACATGACTAGCAAGTGCATTTTCGAGATATGTTGACATAGCTGACATATTTGATGTCTCCTATTTTCTAGAAAGATGTTAATTCCGCCCTCTTCCATGTATCGGTAGCTACACATACATAGAGATGGCATACGGTTGTTTCACCAATAGTAGTTAAACCAAATTTTACTTCTCCCGCAGCACATGTTGCTGAATCGCTTGCTGGAACAGTGTTGTCCCAAAAAAGCAAAGAATCACCAACATCAGTAAAAACAATTCTAATATCTTCTGGGCTAATTTCCCCAGAGGAATTATCAGGAAGTAGGTCACTAACTTGTGTTGATAGCTCTGTTTTAGTTCTTTTGGTCATATAAAAGTAATCCAATTACATTTCTATTATTCCATAGTATTATACACCATATAAAAAAACCGCCCCTATAAATAGAGGCGGTCTTCTCTCGTTGACTCTATAACCTACGATTCTTAGAAAGAACCAAGCAGGATACGTCTGTTATCCAGAACGGCAAAGCCAATTTCAGCCCAACCATAGAATCCAGCGCGTTGCTGACGATGCAGGGCATCATCTTCAAAGATCTGGACATCTTGCTTGACAGGCATGATAAAGCTGTCGTTTGCAGATCGGTCAAGACCTACTACGAGTTCAGGATCAGTACCGTTCAGGCTACCAGAAAGCTGGTTAGCAAAGAACAACTGATATTCCTGAGATTCACCCATTTCGTCCATGTCGTGGAGGTTCACGCCAAAAACGCGAGTGATTGCGGCGGCGTCGTCACCAGCCTGATAAATTTCTCGACGAGTAATCTCGTCAACCTGATCAATACCCCAGTTGCGGATGTCCTCAAGGGCTTCCGGCGAGAGGTAAATGTCAGTCAGACGACCGCGATTCAACGAACCAGTGTTACCACCAGCATTACGTCGCATAACAGTCTTCATCAGAGAAATCAAACGCTTGGTAAACTGACCATCGGCTGCGTCAGCGTCATAGACCAATACGTTTCGGTCAACGCCAGCGGCCAACAGTGTGTGCCAACCATCGTCATTCATCTTCTTGACAAATCCAGCTTCGAGAACTTGCATGGCACGACCCACAACATCCCAACGGGCTTCGCGGGCATACCGAAGAAGGTAATCAATCGAGGAAGCAACCGTATAGGTTGGAACCATGACGTAATCGCCTTCAACAGCACGTTCGGGAATACGACCGTGACCGGGATTAGTGTAAGCCACATGATCGTTCTCTGTGCCGGGGGCCAAGAGGTCAAGTGGAAATTCAGCAGCAGAACCGGGAGCCATTTGGATCTTTTCAAAGATGCCATCAAGCACGTCGCCTACTAAAACACCCTTACGAAGGGGGCTTTCCAGAGCGACCGCGAGTTCTCGCTGTGCAGCAAGAGCCTCATTCTTATCGGCGCTACCGGAGCGCTGAATGAGTTCGATAAAATGATCATCGGGTTTAGTCATTCTACTCATTTTTATAGTCTCCTTATTAAGGGTTAATATTAAGCATCGGCAGCGGCGGCTACAGCGACGTTCATTGGCACTGGCAAGTTAACTTCAACCTTTGCATAGCCATCTTCGTCCAAAGTGGACATAAAACGACCAACAGCGTTGTACTTACCATCTGCCACGGAAGCTGCTACAGCGAACTTGCCAGTGTCTGCGTCATCAAGATATGCAAGAACGCCAGCGGTAGGCGTGCCTTCAATCTGATCAGTTACGATATAACCCTTCTTCAGGATGGAAACCTTTCCACCTTTCTGGACTTCATCTTTGTGCCAGTTGATATGCTGGCGAGTGAGATCAAGATTAACTACATCATTGAGCAAAACGCCTACTGGAATCGTGGTAGCTGTTGCAGCAGCAACGGTTACCAATGCGCCAGCTTGATCCATTGCTGCCCCAGAACCTACGGTACTGAGAACAACAATCTGACCTCTTTCAGCCGTTTCGTTCATGAAATAGCTAATATCGACATCGAGTTCATGTCTATCTGCTTTTAAAGCCATTTTTATGTCTCCTTAAAAAACATATTTACTTATTAAGAGTTGCCGTGGAACGAAGTACGTTGGTTTCAAGCCACTCACTAACACTTGCTTGCAATTCTTCCGAATCGTCGCCAGCATCAGCTAGGGCAGCTTCAACTTCTTCTTCTACATCCTCAAGAATTTCAGCTTCGGCTTCACCTTCGGCTTCATCAGTTTCTTCTTCCGTGGCTTCGTCAGCCTCGGTAGCTTCTACTTCTTCAGCTTCTACTTCTGCTTCTTCGCCACTACCCCTCTTCTTGGGGTATGACATGCCGTCTTTCTTCTTTTTATCTTCTTCATCGTCTTCGTCCTTTTTCAGCCACGGAGGAAGTGCGCCCTTTTTCTTATTAGCGATAAGGGAAACAACTTCTTCAAACATTTCGTCGCTCGCTTCGGCAAACCTTTCAATAGCTGCTTCAGCTTCTTCACTGTCCAAACCAGCCTCAAGAAGCAAACTCTTACGAGCAAACAATCTCTTTTCAGCTTCGTGGGCTTCGATCTTTTCGTTGGCGGTAGCCAACTCTTCGTCCTTTTTAGCGATTGCTTCTTCAAGTTCGGCAACCTTAGCTTCAGCAGCTTCTACAGCAACTTGAGCGTCGGCAACAGCCGTGTCTTTTTCGGAAACAGTAGCTTCAAAAGCTTCAATCTTCGATTGAAATTCTTCGTCTTTTTGCTGAGTAATTTCGGCCTTAAGTGCGTCATGCGCCTTTTTAGCCTGAGCTAATTCAGCCTTAAGCTCGTCTACTTGTTCTTTGAGAACCTCAGACATATCTTTATTCTCCATATTAAAACTAGAGTTGATTATTTGTTCTGCTTGCGAACTTTCAAAGGGGTCAACGTCGTTAAGAATCACGCTGCGCGGATTAGCAGGATTGTTAACAAGTCCTTTCCCAGAAAATGCAATATTCCTTAAAAGTCTTCCTACGGTGTATCCTTCATATTCCCCTGTTCCTCCATATGCTCTTAAATGTTTAGTTAAAAATGCAGATGCTTCGTCTCTTGATATAACCTTCTTTTCTCCCTTGGGAGTAATAACGGCATAATCAAAATTATTAAAGAGGCACTCCATAGAAACAAACCATTTGCCCTCTTCAATTTCAGAAATTATTTTCTCCATTCTTTCTTTTAGCTCTGACGTTGTCCAGCTATTGTAAAGAACCGCGCTTGTTGCAATGTCGAACCTATTAATAGTATCAATATTTTCTACTTCTTGCCCATTTTCGTCAATAACAATACTACTTGTTATATGGCCAATAATATCTGATTCGTCATGCATAAAGTTGAACTGCTTGTCAACCGGAGTATCTTTAGCAGACCAAGTTTCTTTTGTGTCAAAAACGTCATCGTTTTTATTCCAACCGGTAGAAACCAGAATAGAATTTAAATAATAAAGATCAAGCTGGTCTTTATTTTCCGCTAACGTTTCTTCTTGAGCAAAAATAATTTGTCTAATGTCTTCTTTTTGTTTCTTGCTCGGTATATATATGCTAACCGGGGAAGCGTATGCCACACTAGCGCTTGCTTTAATGGCTTCTTCTAGGCCCGAATCTAGTTCGCTTTGATATATTTTCATGTGTTACCTCAAAAGAATATACACCATAAAGAAAAATTATTGTTGGAAACGTTAAGCTGTTTTACTTAAAGCATAACCCGATACATTGATTTGCCTTGCTTCGTCAATGGTCGGTTGCCTTTCGTTTCTATTAAGAAAATCATCTTTAAGATCTGCAAGCATTTTTGCTAAACTAGATTCAAGCCTTAAGGGTTGTTTAAGTAGGCTGTTAAGAACATCCGGGGTAATCTCAATAAAGGGTTCTATATTACACAGGATACACAGTTTTAAATGTTCAAGTTGATCCATTTCGCTTTTGGTTAAAGAGCGAAGGCTAGCCTTTCCATAATGCGCCAGCATTGCCGGATTAACAAATTCAGACACCTTTGACTGCGCTTCGGTTGCCCAAATAGTGGTATTAACTAAATCAAAAGACTTAACAGTTTTTCTAGGGGTGACTTCTCTTTCTTTTCTTTTTTCTTTATCTTTTGCGTTTTTTGGCCTTCCATCTTCTGGCCTTCCAACGGGATCAAACTCCTTTTGTTTCTCTTGCTGTTTATCAAACTTCTTTTGATCTCGTTCGTCCTGCTTGTCTTTTAATTCATCCTTGCTATCCTGAATTTTATCATCACTTCGTCTATCTTGAGGGTTAGTCAAAGGATGGTCGCCAGTATCCTCACAAGGAACAACACCTACATCTTCGGGGGCTATCATGTCCTTAGTTAAAGCAATTTTCTCAAGATCATTGCGATGTTGCGGATTATGATAAGGACTAGCTTTCTGTGGCATAGATTCCTTTTTTCTTTCTTTTACTTCCCGACGAATTCTGATCTTTTCAATTTCAGGAATTTCTCCAAATCGTTCAACAAGCGTCTCGGAACTAATAACATTTCTATCGGCAAGCTGAATAAGTAGGTTCTTCTCGGAAGCTTCGTCAGAAAGAACCATTTGGTCAAAATGAATTTTAGCTGGAAGCCTAAATCCCATCGCCTTTTGAACTATCTCTAGTTCTTGGTTCCACCAGTTAACCAGTATTTGACGACCGTATTCCAGCCGTTCAACAAGAGTTTTAAGACTAATAAAATTATTAGTGAAGCCACCGCTGCCGCTGGCCATGCCAGTGAGGGTAGGAGGCACACCAAGGCCAGCGTATATATTGGTAAGCACCGGTTCATATTTCTCTTTTCCCAAGAATCTAAAAACTTGAGTGCTAGATTCTGTAAACTTTAATTCTGGCCCCCACACAAGATCCATTGTGCCACCGCCGACATTACTCGCTAGTATGTTTCTTAACTTATTAATAGCAGCTTTTGTCGGCAGTATCTTATTGTCTAAATCTCCAAGACTCCAAAGTCTTATATTGGAAATGGCTCCATCAAGAGCAGACACATCGGCCAGCTTCATCTTCTCTAGCATGATAATGTCATCAAGTATGGCATAAATCATGGGGTTGGCCCAAACTAGCCAGTCGTCTTTCTTGTAATAATGTACCGATACCTTTTCTGGGTCTAGCGGTATAACAGTTTCTCCACTCTTTATGGACTCCAGTATGTCCGGGGGAAGCAGGGCTGTTAGATTTCTATGAAAAGGCGTGTTACCACTAAGACCCCTGTTGGTTAAACCTCTAACAAGCTTTGACACCTTCAAAACATACTGCGGTTGCCCAACAAAGGTGGCGAGTTCGTTGCCAACAACTTCAATAGACATTGGGTTTAAGAAATCAAACTTCCAAGGGATTTCTCTTCTGTTAACTTTCAGATCAACTATTTGCATATCAGCATCGCCCATCGAACGAAGCTGTTTTTCTGTTTTCTTATTTATCTTTGCGGTTCTTCTTTTTACTACCACGTTTCCACATCTATACAGCGTATTTAGAAATCTTTCCGTTCGCTCTCTACCGTTAATCTTTTGAAACCACGCCCTAAAGAACTTTTCAATTCTCTTGTTTGGGTGAACAATATTAATTCCCTGACCAGCAAAGTCAGCCATAAGGTCAATAACATTCCTAATTATTCCAACCTTATCGTATGCAGCCATGCACATTTTCATGGCTTCTTTTTGCTGCTGGGGTACAGATTCTTCTGAACGGAACCTGTTATAGTCCTGCCTAGTAAAACTGGTTCTTACCGAACGATTGGGTTCTATATCAAGAAATGATCTACGATTATAAGCCACGGACTTTTGGATGCCATCATAAGCATCAATATTATCTGCTATATCAGAAAGAGCTTGCTGTTTACCAGATTCATCAGACCAAGTAACAAAAGATTGTGCTTTTTCTTGGTCTTTTATTGGGTTATCGTCGGGCATTGTTCCACCTATTGAATTGTAATTGGAATGATGGCAAATTAATCTAAATGATTATACACCAAATTAATAAACATCCTTCATTCCCTCTGTAAACCAAGCTGGCCCTACATATTCTGGGCCGTCTGTTTTGCCTTTTACGCCTCCTGCAAAACCACCAATAGTATCATAAACAGGAGGAGGCGGTATGCGCAATATCTTTCTTGCAGACATGTTCGCCATAATCAAAGAAGAATACCTATCTTTTCTTAGGCGATCTTTTCTGCCACCGGGAAGTTTAACTTCTGGCGTATCCCACTTATCCCTACCGCTTACGGTTTGCATCATAATTATCATAGAAAGCTCATCTTTAAGCTCCTCGATCTCCATAACGCAGTCTTCCAACGTGTCATATATCCTGTCTTTTAATTTATCGTCAGATATGGCAAGGCCCAATGTTGCTGAATCAAAATACGGAAATAGAACTGTTTTATCTTCAAAGTCTTTTCGTAATCCATGATTAGCTTCGCCAACCCAGTCTGCCTTAGCAAATTGAATCATCTCTACAATATGCAGTCCCGGTTCACCGTCTGTATCTTTTTCCTTTTTCTCGTCGATAGTGGGCCAAATAGCCAATTCGCCTTCTTGAATTTTGTCTTTATCATGTAGCGCTTCAATAATAGCAATACCGCCCCCTTGTGCGTCTAGCGCAATTTCTTCACACGGAAACACCTTCATCAAGTCTCTAATTTTTCTAGAGCAGTAAGAATAAAAGTCTGTTTCATCAGCGACTCCTGCTTTTAGTTGTTCCTTGTGTCTACCCCTGTTTGTTGTCCAGCAATAAACAACCCTACTATGGTCTTCATGCACTTCCATAACCACTATAGAAAAATTGTCTACTTCAGAGGCTGGATCAATTCCGTACACATATCTACAATTTGGATTGCCAGTAATTACGGATTGAAAATTGACCTCTCCGCTTGGCAAACTAATCGGGTTTTCAGGAGAAACAACACAGCTTTCTATTAAAGAACGTTTGAAAAACCCATGACTATCCGTAGCAAAACATGCTCCAAATTCCATCTGATAAATGCCAGAATGAACAGTGGCTTTAGATCTAGCCACCTGAGCGGCGTCCATGAATCCTTCTGGCAGAAGCTCAAAAGGAACACGAATGATAGAATACTGCCGCCAATCAAAGTCTGCTGGAATTTCATCTCCTCCAAATATTTCGGCTAGCTTTTTAGGATGTCCCTTGCTTTGGATAATTTGTTTCCACTTTTTCCAATATTCAGCAAAGTGATTAAAGTCGTAATAAGCAGTACCAGAAAGTATGATTTGGTTTCCAAGCCCCTCATAAATTGCCTGCTCGTTATTTTCTACTTCTCCAAGCTCTATGGCCTTTTTTTGTGATGCTATTCTCCTTACATTTTCTACTGGAGAGGCGGTAACGGCAGCAAAACCAGCCACAACATTTTCAAATATTTCGCGTGGAATAGACGCAAATTCATCTGCAATGATATCGTTGGCGCGTTGACCACGAATTTTAGTGCCATCACCAAGTGGCAAGCACGTTATTGTGCTTTCACCTATCGTCAACCTACACATATCAACACCACGTCTAGGGCCACCACCACCGCCAACAATATCCCGAAGAATAGGAGAATTTCTCCATATTCCATCCATGTATTCAAAAAGAATCTTAGACTGTCTAAAAGCGGCACCAACAATAATGACTTTTCTTCCCGGCATTAATAAAGCACGAAGAATCGCATAGACAGATAATATAAAAGACTTTCCAAAACCACGACTGGCTATAAGCATTGGAAACTTTCTATTCCACATTTCTCTAAGCATTAAGGCTTGAGTGGGAAGAAGGTCTATGTTGAACATCTCCTTGCAAATGAATGAGAAATATTCTGGAGTGGTCATCAACCACGTTAGCTTGGTTGTAAATTCTTGCTCAGTTTGAACACTAAATGGATTGATTATTTTTGACTCATCTACTTTAAGATTGAGCCAAGCGTCATTAATCTCTTTTATATTTTCAGTTTGATTGCTCACGTAGGAGTATCTCCGATACTTCGTCAAATATCATAATTGCTCTTTCTTCTGCGTGTTCTTTGTTTTCACAAAAGATAACCTGAACTCCGTGGTTCTCTTGATATTCGCAAAGCTTCTTCCACATAAATTTACCATTCATTCTTACATATTGAATTTGCTTTTTGGGAATCCCTGAGTTCTTGGGGAAGTTCATTAGGTCGTCTATGGAAAATTCACAAATAATATACCTCCAACGAAAGTTGGCCATGCGCTCAATTTCAGCCTCGAATGCTTTTCTTTTTTTTCCGAGGTTAATGGCTAATTCACCCGTGGAAGCCTTTCGCTCAATAACAAGCTCTTTTTCTAAGCCTCTGGCTGTATAATCACCCGTCTTTAAACCCCACTTGGCAACGGTTTGACATCTATCAAAAGATTCAAAATTCCAACCGTTTTTTTCTCTAGTGTCTTTTAGGATTATATATTTTTGTGTCATGTTTGCTGTTGCCGCATAGAAAAACCCCTGTAAGCATGAGTGCCTTCAATATCTTCAAATTCTATACTACTAAAGTCAATAATTTGGCCATAGATATACCTACGGTTTAATTCATCAATTGGATGATAATTCCCAACGGCAGAGTGCGTTGTGTTGTAATTCATAGAAACAACATGGCTTTGCTTTGGGCAGCATATGAGATTTTTAGATATTTTATCTCTATTGTTCTGTGTAAAGTTTTCTATCTTCTGTGGCAATATCGCCCACTGGTTCGTTGTTTTGGTAAAATCATCATCGTCAAATAAATCCAAAACATCTTGGGTTTTGTATATAACGCCATCCCAGCTAAAACAAAAACCGTAGTTATCGTATGGGCTATACTCCTTGAATTTATACTTTATAAAATCTCCATCTTCAGAAACTGGAACTATTGGCTTTTCTGTATTCTCCGTAGTGTTATTTCCTAGACGCAAGCTTAAGCACCAAGTATCATTATCCATCTTGGATATCAACTCTTCAGGAGAAACTCTTAGGGACTTGTAAAAAATACAATCATCCATGAACAAAGCAAAATGACCATCTTGATGTTTTTTTAAAAAGTGATAGAAATCAACTAAGAGATACGTTTCTCTTGTGAAGATGGCTTGAGGAAATTCTGCCTCTACTTTTTCGTACCCAGTTTCAAACTCTGGCGTGGTTGCCGTCCATACAATATGGGGCTTAAAAATACCAGTAGCATTAAAATAAAGACTTTCTAGAAGAAGTCTTAATTGACAAGATCTATTTTTACTTACTATCAGTGTTGGTATTGTCATTGTTGTTTCTAACTAAATCCATAAACAAAGGTTCGTATTGAGCCTCAGACCCCGTTATTTGCTTGTGGCATCTCCAGCACAGGGTAATTCCATTATCAACATCATATCTTAGATATGGAGCATCTGCCCATCTTTTTATGTGATGAGCGTTTAATGCTTTCTTATATCCACATCCGGGCATTTGACACTTACGCTTGTCTCTAGAGAAAACCCTCTTTCTCCATTCGGCGTAAACGGGGTCGCTGTAATCTCGTCTCATAAACTTATTTCCCCATAGCTGCTCTAATAGCATCTATATTTTCTGGAATAACATTGCTTTCCTGATGAATGGCTTGCAAATAAAACAGTTTGTTTTTTGCTATACCAACTGTTTCTTCCCAGATACAAATATCTGGCATGTCTCCTCTAGAATGACCTAAATCTTTTGCATATTCTATTATTTCTGCCGTGGATCGTATCCCTTCGGTGTTTTTTACAATCCGAACTCTTTCGGTATTATCAAACAATTCTATTACATCGCGCAAAGTAGCTTCTTTTGCTAGGTCTATTGTAACACTATGCATATGCATAACGGTTGTGGGAACAGTCATAGATGTGGTAAATATCTCTATGTGAGGAAGAACGGTCTGAACATCAGGCCCGTGATGCGAAGGAAGTTCTAAGGTTGGGACAATAGCATTAATGGGGCCGTGATATATATCCCAAGGGTCAGCAGCCCTTCTTACTATTGTTGCGTGAACACTTTCAACACCATACCTTTTATCTACAGCATGTAGGGTTCTGCAAAGGCCGGTGGTGTTACAGCTAACCACCCTTATAAAATCAGAACCAAGAACTTCGTCATAGTTGCATTGAGAAACAAAGCTCTTTCCTACGCTTGACTTTTCTCCTCCCTGAAAGATCGCTTTGATTCCCCAATATTTGTACCGATCTTTGTTTTTTTGGCCAGCGCCTTTTGGTGCGCAGTCTACAACCACATCACACTGCTTAACTAAATCATCGAAGTCGCCTTCTACCCCTATTCCACTCCAAACCATATTAAGCAAAGAATTTACTGGAAATATTTTTATTCCCTTTTCGTAAGCCGTTTTGATTCTATAGTTATAAGTGTTTGCGGTAATGCCAACAAGTTCCATGTCATCTTGCAACAATACAGCGTCTGCCACACGCTTGCCTATTGTTCCATATCCAACTACTCCGACTTTAATCATATATTTCTCACGATTTAAGGGGCCAGAAAACATGACCACATAAAACACCAATTGCAAAGGATATTATAGGGTGTTCACAAGATATTGTATATATTGCATAACTAATTGTGGCGTTTAGATCTTTAGCAAAAAACATAACGGCAACATCCCAAATAAAGATGGTGCAGAATACGAGAATAATTAAAAATTTAGTTACGTTCAAAAAGTCCATTCGTTCACCCCCGCACTAAAGGTGATATTGTTTTTTTGCTCTTCTAGAATTTTTTGTTGCTCTAATTGACACTCTGGACAATGCTCATAAAAATCTTCTCCGTGGGGCTTTGCAAAATGGTGAAGACTTAACATTCTAAGATTGATCATGTTTTGGCCCATCATTAGTCGGTTCATGCCTTCATACACGTTAGCCTTAAACTGCTCATCTTCTATTTTACTGGGGCTTTCGATATTTATTTCATATGGCTTTTTCGAGTTGTTTTTATAAATGGTATACCCAACCGCTATGGTTGCGGTAAAATTTAACAACAAGAGGAATACAATCACTTTTTTCATTACTGCCTCTTTTCTAATTTATAAATGTCGTTTAAATTTTCCTCCTTAAGTCTTTTGCCGTTAGGCATAAGGTCTAACTTTCAATAACTTTGTAACTTTCACTTCGTTGCGCAGGTCTTCTTCAAGATATTCAACAATCTCTTCACTTATTTTTTCGTCTACAATTGAGTCTTTTAGTTTATTAAAAGCCTCAAAGCAAACAGAATCAGGGTCGTTACCATCTACAAAATACATATTTTTAGTAGTAACACTTTTTTGAATACCCATCTTCTTGAGGGTTTCAAGTGCCTTCTTATTTATTTCCATTGAAACTTTGTATATCATGTTGAACCATTCTGTTAACCAAGCCCTCGAAGCTAATCTCTGGTTTCCAATCGAGCCTTCTTTTCGCCTTCCTAGCTAACCCTCTTAAATATGGAACTTCAGAAGGTCTTAATAGATTATTGTCTATCTCTACATAATCTAAGCACTCATTAATATTTATACACTGAAAAGCCTCTTTTAAGTAATCTTCTATAGAATGACTACTTCCGGTTGCTATTACAAAATCCATTGGTTCTTCTTGCTGTAGCATTAACCACATAGCTTTTACATAGTCTTCTGCATGTCCCCAATCGCGTTTAGCAGCTAGATTCCCAAGTTGAAGGTTGGGAATACTACGACCCCCTTGGGTCGCCCAGTACAGATCTGCAACGTAGCGGCTTATCTTGCGCGTCACGAAGCTCTCTCCGCGCCTTTCGCTCTCATGATTGAACAGAATACCTCCGCAGGCAAAGAGGCCGTAGGAGTCCCTGTAGAGCCTCACAGAGTGATGAGCGGCCAGCTTTGCTATTCCATACGGAGACTGGGGATTAAATTTTGTTTGTTCGTCTTGGTATTTTTCCTTGTTATAGAGATTGTATTGATCTCCAAACATTTCGCTGCTACTTGCTTGGTAGAACCGTGGACGGTTCCCCATCGAACGAATTACTTCGAGAATATTCATGCAGCCTTGTGCTGTTACGTCCCAAGTTAATTTCGGCTGGTCAAAGGATGTCCCCACATGAGACTGAGCCGCGAGGTTGTAAACCTCGTCGGGCTGAACTTCGTTCAGGAGTCGGTAGATGCTTCCAGAGTCAGTTACGTCGCCCTGAGTCAAGTGAAACTGTTTTTGTGTTAATAAGTGATTTACTCTGAGAGTGTTGCTTACCGAAGTTCTACGGGCTATTCCATATACTATGTAGTCTTTGGAAAGTAGTAATTCAGATAGGTATGATCCGTCTTGTCCTGTTACGCCGTATATGACAGCTTTTTTCATTTGAATATACTATCGCTTATTTTTAATACTTCTTCGTGTTTACTCATAATCATTTCGTAGTATGGATGTGTTTCTATTTCTTGGTAGCGGTTGTTTACATCCATTTGGGAGGCATTTTTTAAGTAGTCCATGCCGGTAAAAGAGCTTCCACCTCCAAATATAGACAGTTGGTCTTTTGCCGCGTCGGTGAATGTGTATCCCAGATCATTGCAAATAGCCTTCCTGTAAAGTCTGCTGGTAGCCCAATCATTAAATATTATATAGTAACAATCGGGCTTATCATAGTTTAGAAGGTGGTCTTTGTATTCAGAAACCTTTTCGTTATTGATAACATCTTCGATAATCTTGTTATCGCGTAGGGCCATCTTGACACAGCTTGCTACCCAGTTTCTAAAATCACGAATAACTACTATTGGTTCATTAAAGGAAAAGGGGGATTTATGTGCTTTAAAAAGCGTGTCGTTAATCTTATCTTGTTCGTGGGTAATAATTAAACCGGCAGGTTTAACTTCGGAAATTATTGAGGGAAGCTTTTCTTTGTCGGGATGTTCATTGGGGCCAGTTTTAAGAGGGTTATTGGCCATCATATAGAGATTGCTATCATCACCAACAGCAAACAGCCAGCGAGTTATGGTTGAGATTGAAAAATCTGTTATGCCTTCTCTTTGGTGTAGTAACCATACCGCGACTGCGTGATGTCCAGTACGATGCATACTGACAATCAAATCAGTTTTCATTAGTCTTCCTTAACGCTATTGGGCGTTAAAAATGGTTGATCTATTGTTCCGTCTTCGTATTTGTGATATTCAGACAGCCTTGCAGCCTCCTTGTCGGTTGCTAGACGCATTTTTTCCATTTGAATACCAATTGAACGCCTAGCTTCGGGGTTAGACATGAGATTTCTTACCCATCCAATAAAGGTTTGTTTAGAATCTTCTAGTCTTTTAATGCGTTGTTCACGGGTAGCCTTCAAATCTTTGAGCATGGAAGCCTTTTTTGTTTGCAAATCTTTGTATTCGCGGGTTAAAGACTCTTGGGCGGCTCTACAAACGGCAACTTGGCGCTCTAAACTAAAGATATAGTCCTTATCTTGTATCTCTAAGGCTTTGGCCTTCTCGACTGTTACCAATTCTTCGTAGCTTTGAATGTCTTTCATGTTGGTTTGTTGGCCTATTAGGGCGCGGTTCATCAAAATTTCGAGTTTGATAGCGTCAATTATCTGCAATTCTTCCGTTGGAAGTACGTCATCGCGGAATTGGGTGATAATTCTGCCCCAGTGGTAGAGAAGGGATTGCAATTCGTCTTCAGAAAATTGCTTTTGAAGGTCTTTCCAGAAGGGTCTGTTCTGCAAATCACGCAAAGCTTCGATTTCTCGCTCCTCCAAGAGCGTACTTCCGAGTTTTGAGTTCACGTAAGACTCAACAGAAGCAGAATCT